CTCGCCATCATGCGTCTTACTGGTGAGGGTCCAACATTCGACGCTAACACTGAGTGCTCAATTGCGTACCATCACACGAGATTTCATGTCTCGTCAGACGTGAACCAAATGTACGCAGGCGACGACATGGTTCAGGACGCCCCTGCTATTGAAAAAGCGTCGTTCGCCATGATCCGCAATCGGCTGAGCCTGACCTCTAAGACGGTGCTCAGAGAACAGAAACCTGGGGATTACGCGTCCTTTTGCGGATGGAGACTAACCCCCATTGGACTCATTAAGGATCCACTTAAACTGCACGCGGGACTCCTTTTGGCATCCAAAACTGCTCGCTACAAAGAAACAGCTGTGGCATACGCCCTGGATTTGAGCTACGCCTATCGCCATGGTGATGCTCTACACCAAATTCTTACGCCCAAAGAGTCTGAGTACCACCAAGCCACTGTACGGATGCTTACACTTAGTGGTCATGGATATATCATGGCCACTGGAGTTGTCACGTAGCGGGGTTAAGTCTCCACTCAGTCATGAAGATGGAAATAGTGACTGAGCTACTACGGAAAGCAGGTTTCCAACGCACTACGCACCCAATTTCTACTCCACTAGTCGTGCACGCTGTCGCTGGTGCCGGTAAAACCACCATACTGAAGGCACTATTACAATCTGGTTTTACTGTCTGCTCACCCGCATTGCACGCTGGTAACACACTTCTTGGTGCGCGTGTCAACGAATTGCCTTCCGGGGAGGAATTCGCTGTTGACGAGTATCTCAAGTTTGAGACACTTCCCGCCTGCCAGGTGGTCTTCGCTGACCCCTGCCAATACCAGACCCCCGCCCTAACCGCTCACTACGTGAGTACTGTCACCCACCGGTTAGGAAGAGCTACTACTGAGTTACTTCAACGCTTCTTGCCCATTACTATCAACTCCACTAAAGAAGACGTTGTTGAACTTCAAGATCTTTTTGTGGGTGAACCGCAAGGCCAAATAATCGCCATTCAAGAGGACGTTCGCGAACTAGCTATAGCCCACGGTCTTTACCCACTTCGCGTCTGTGAAGCTCAGGGCAAAGAGTATCCCGTTGTCACTGTCCTCTCATCTCAGCCGCTTTCGGAGGTGCCTGCGCACCAGCTCTATATAGCGCTCTCCCGTCACACGGAAAAGCTGGTTGTGCTATGCCGCTGAGTCAACCACCCAACCACCAACTCACCCTCCAGCTTGCTATAATCGCGTTTGCAGTAGTGACCACCCTGTGGGCATTAACTCGCAACACCGACCAGTTTGTGGGTGATCGCGACCATTCCCTACCATTTGGTGGTTGGTACAAAGATAAGAACAAGCAGGTATTCTACAATAGCCCCGGGCGTGAGTCCGGCCTCAAACTGCCTGCAGCGATTCTGGCCGTAGCTATTCCTCTCTTCCTAACTTACAGAGCGAGACGCTGCCCTTGTCCTTGTGCTATCTGCACTAACAGGGGTTAAGTCTCCCATACTATTTGAAGAGATGACGACACCTCCACCTAATAATTCTAGTAGCACTATTTTCTCAGCGCCCACCTTTGAGCAGCTGGAACTTGTCAAGTATGAGTCAGAGACCAACTCCGTAGCCACTAGGCAGGAGCTGGAACAAATAGCCCTACTTTGGGGCGCTATGGGAATTAGCAATGACCGTGTGGCACACACGGCTTGGGACCTTGCTCGACACTGCGCCGACACACAAGCCGCCAAGTCCTCTGACTTGGTTGGGTTGTCACCCGGAACTGCTGTCCCCCGGAGCATGTTAGCAGCCGCCGTCAAACAAAAGACCACACTCAGGCGTTTCTGCTCCTACTTTGCCAAGGTGGTATGGAACCAAATGCTAATCACCAATACACCACCCGCCTCTTGGGCAGCTATGGGGTATCAGGATGACACTAAGTTCGCAGCGTTTGACTTTTTCGACGCTGTGCTATCGCCTGCCTCACTAAACCCCATAGGTGGCCTGGTTCGAGAGCCAACTGAGAAGGAAATCCAGGCTCACCAGGTTAACAAGTATGTCGCCATTACCAGGGCAAACCAAACTCGCGGCAACTTGCTGTCCACCATGGCTGAGGTCACGAGAGGTAAACACGGCTACCTCCCGACCATTACCATGGAGCCACCACCCTGACCATACTCCGCCTTATTACTAAATAAAACCGGCATTAGCCTTGGAGAAGGAAAACTCCACCAACGGGAAGTTGGTTGAAACCTCGCCCCACTTCGCGCAATCCCCAAACTTAACTCAAG